AGGAGCAGGAGGTCGGCGAGCAGCTCGTCGGGCCGGGCCTCACGATCTCGATCGACTTCGACGACACCTTCTCCGCGGCCCCTGGTCTCTGGCTCTCGTTCATCGAGGAGGCCTGCGAGGCCGGGAATACAATCATCATGACCAGCCGCCGGGAAGACACTCCCGAGAACCAGGCCCAGATCATGTCGGCCCTGGGCGACGACGCCGACCTCGCGGCCGTGATCCTCGCCGGGCCGGACTCGACGAAGCGGGACGCGGCGACCGCCGCCGGGTTCACGGTCGACATCTGGATCGACGACGACCCGTCGACGGTCGACGGCCCGATCGAGCAGCAGCGGGCGGCATCGATCCGCATCGGCTCCCGCCTGGCGGCCGCTCGTGCGATCGCCGCCCACAATCTCCGGAGGATCCGCGATCGTGTCTCCGGCTAAATGCAAACACTGTGGCGAGCGGATGCGCGTCGACTCCTCGAGGAGATGCGGCGAGCTCCAGCTCCAGTACCTCGAGTGCGTCCGCTGCGCGGCCCGGCGGAGCCGGGTCGTCGACCGCTCGACCGTGTGGCCGAAGCCGAGGAGCAAGTCATGAGCGTATCCGCCGCAGTCGCATCCGCGCAGGATCTTCCGACGCTCGAGGCAAAAGTCCGCGCGTTCGTCGCGGTCGCCATCGGTGACGCGAAAGACGGTCTCTCGATCGCCGAGCTCTCGGAGCTGACGATCGCTCTCCTCCGGCTCGTGATGGACGCTCTCGACAGCATCCCGGCCGACGGCGAGCAGAAGAAGGCCTGGGCGCTCCAGGCCGTCGCCGACTTGTTCGACGCGGTGGCGGACTCGTGCGTCCCGCTCCTCGCTCGCCCGATCTGGTTCCTCCTTCGGCCGATGGTCCGCCAGCTCGTCCTAGCGGCCGCCTCCGGCGCAATCGAGCAACTTCTCCCCCTGGTACGGATGGCAACCCGATGACAATCGCTCTCCTCTTCGCGGCGGCCGCCGCCGCCGTCTACCTCTGGCCGACGATGCCGAAGGCCCCGGTCACGGTCAAGCCGCTCGAGGTCGCTCCGCCGCTCGTGACGTTCACGAAGGCCCCGACCTATCGGTCGGCGATCGAGTCGCTCGCGTACGTCCGGACGCGGCTCATCAATACCGAGAACCTCACCGAAGCGGCGAAGTCCGCGGTCGACACGCTCACGCTCGCGCTCGTCGCCGGGTCCGACAAGGAGTAACCCATGCGCCGCGATCTCATCGCCGCCGCCCTGGTCGTCGCCTCGGTCTCGGCCTGGGCGATCTCCGCCCCGGCCCCGGCCCCGAGCCCTGCTCCGCCCCATCCGGGGGCGCTCGAGCTGCGAGGGAAGTTCGTCGGCCCCGACGCGGCCTCCGACGCGGCGACGTTCTCGGCCTTGTGCGACGAGCTCGCCGCGGTGATCGAGTTCGACTCCATGCAACCGACGCCCCGCCTGAAGACCGGCGCGAGCATCGAGGATCTCCGCGTCGCCGCCCGAGAGGCCCGGATGAAGGGGGTCTCGCTCGGAGCCCGTCAGCCGCGCGTGCGAGACGCGGTGAAGGAGTTCCTCGACGAGAAGGCCGGGGTCTCCGGCGGTCCCCTTACACCGTCCCAGCGGTCCGCCTGGGCGGCAGCGTTCCGCGAGATCGGGAGGGCCGCCGCCGATGCCGCGCGATGAGTTCGACGCCAGGCTGAACCGGGTCGCCTTCGTGGCGGCCGCCACGGTCTTCGGTTTCTGGTTCTGGTACTTCGGCCTGCACTACATCGACACGGCCTTCGTCCAGGCCGCGAGGAACTACGGCTACACCCCCGACCCGGCCGGGACGAAGGAGTTCCTCGCCGAGCTCGACCAGCCGCTCTTTCGCAACGCTGGCGCCGAGGTAATTGCAAACGCGAAGGGCCGCGACGCGTACCTCTATCGCATCGCCGACAAGGCGCACCAAGCGGTTTACGGAACGCCCTACGGCCCGTGGGATCAAGGCCAGATCGGGACGTGTGTTTCGTTCGGCTGGGGCATGGGGTCCTACGTCGGCCAGTGCGTCGAGTGGTCGACCGGCGAGCTCCCCGCTCCGCCGAAGATCGTCGCTACCGAACCGATCTACGCGGGAAGCCGGACGGCGGGCCGGATGCCTCCTGTCTCCTTCGCTGGATTCAGTGACGGGAGTTTCGGAGCGGCCGCCGCGCGGTGGGTATCCGGCCAGTGCAAAGATAAGACGGTCGGCGGGATCCTGTTTCGCCAGAAGTACGGCGACGGCGAGCTCGACCTCACCACCTATTCCGTCCCGAAGTCGAAACAATGGGGCGCGTACGGATGCCCGCGTCCGCTGGCGCTCGAGGCGAATAAACACCTCGCGCGGGCGGTCGCCTTGTGCGAGACATGGGAAGGCCTCACGGCCGCGCTCGAAAGCGGCTACTGCGTCCCGGTCTGCTCGAACATCGGTTTCGCGAGCGGCGACCGCGACGCGGACGGATTCCTTCGAAGCGCCGGGAGCTGGGGTCACTGTATGGTCGCCATCTCGGTGAAGTACGCGGCGAACAGCGGCAAGAACCAGGAGCCGCCGATGAGGAACCCGCGCGACGGAGTGCTGATCATGAATAGCTGGGGACCGTCCTGGGTGAAGGGCGGCAAGCATCCGGCCGATCAGCCCGACGGGAGTTTCTGGATCACGCGGGCGGACGCCGAGAAAATTCTTCGACAGTCCGACTCGTTCGTGATCGGTGGGGTCGGAGGCTTCGCGTATCGTGATATTCACAATGGAAACTGGATGGCAACCAATGAACAGTAGAACGCTCGCAATCGCGGCCGTGTGCCTTTGCCTAGGGATGTACTTCGCCCGCCCGGCCCCGGAGCCGCCGCGTCCCGATCGGCCCGTCCTGTCGGCGATCGCCCGCCTGGCGAAGTTGGGGCTCTGGATCATGCTCGTCGGCGAGTCGGCCCCGGCCGAGAAGCAGACGCTCGCGTATCACGCTCACGTAGACGCGGACGGACATCGGATCCTCGAGCACGGGGAAGGATGGTAATCATGTGGGGCTGGATCCTCGGACTCCTCGCGTCCCTCTCGGCCGACCCGGCGGCCATCGACCGCGAGACTCCTCGAGCTGCGGCGGCGGTCGCCTACGCGTACGCGGCGCTCGCCGAGGATCCCGCGCAGGATCGGTAGCGTACTTTCAAAGTACTTACACCGACCGCGGTCGATTCAATCGCCCGGCCCATTCGTAGAAAGTGTGACGCGTAATCGTTCACGCAACCCCGAAGGGAATTCTCTCATGTCGACCAGCCGTCGCCGCCTGCTCCAGGACGAAGCCGCCAAGCTCGCCAATCAGATCGAAGAGCTCCGCGCTCTGGCTCCGAAGGACGACGCCGAAGCGGCGACGATCGCCGAGCGGCTCGACGCCGCCTCGAAGCGTAGCGAGCAGATCCTCCCCGAGCTCGACCGCGAGAACGCGCTCGACGCGCGGCTGAAGGCTCTCCGCTCGACCGTCACCGACGCCTACGAGCACCGGGACGCCCTGGTCCGCGGCGAGGCCCCGACGGTCGAGACCGCCGAGGCGGCCGCCGTCCGCGGCTTCGGCAGTCGGAAGGAGGCCCGCGAAGTCGGCCTCGCTCTCCGGAGCCTGTTCCGCGGCGAGACCCGCGCGATGGGCGAGTCCTCGACCGCCTACGACGGCAAGGGCTCGGAGTACGTTGTCGTCCAGCTCTACAACGCGGTGATCAACATCCTGAAATATCAGTCGGTCGCGTTCCAGGTCGCCAACGTCGTCGAGACGAACAGCAACCGGATCACCTTCCCGAAGGTCGGCGAGATCACTGCGACCCCGATCAGCGAGAACACCGACACGACCGACGTCGATGTCTCGACGAGCGGCGCGACCTGCAACGTCCTCGACTGGCGGTCGAGCGTCGCGGTGTCGAATTCCCTCATCGAGGACTCCCCGGTCGACGTTGCCGGTCTCGTGGCGAATCGTCTCGCCTACGGCTACGCGAAGAGCATCGACAAGGCCTGGCTCCAGGGCTACTCCTCGGGCGGGATCACGATCGGCGGCCTGTTCGCGGCTCTCGATTCCGGTAACGTCGTGACGGTCGCGAAGACCGCCGCGACGACCGTCGGAAACTTCGCCGATGTCGTGGGCAAGATCGACCCGTACGCGATCAACCCGAGCTGGGTCGTCGGTACGCTCGGTTGGGCCGAGGTGATGAAGGTCTCCGCGACGCTTCTGAACGCGAACATCGTCGACGGAACCGCGGCGAGCCTCTGGGGCGCTCCGGTTCGCAAGGCATACAACATGCCCGCGAACGTTTACGCGATGTACGGCGACTTCGGATTCTCGTCGCAGATCGCAGTGAAGCCGAACGGCCTCCAGATCACGGCCGCCCGCGAGCTGCTGATCAAGAAGAACGCGACCCTGTTCGTGGGTATCCAGCGGTTCGGCATCCTGAACAGCTCGCCGGAGTTCGCCGCCGCCCTGAACAAGGCCACGGTCTAACATCGACGAAGGGACAACAAGAGCGGCCGGGTCGGCATACCGGCCCGGCCGCTCGTCTTTCCTATGATCCGCCTCCGCCTTCTGTTTCAGTATCGGGGCTATCGGAAGGGCGAAGTCATTCAGGCGACGCCCGGCCTGGCGGCGATCCTCGTGAATCAAGGCATCGCGGTCGAGGACACTCAGTCGGAGATCTCGGTGAAGGCGGAGCGGTCCGTAGCGGCTCAGGTGAACGCCAGAACGGCCGCACAGTAACAGGAGGGGTCGATGGTCTACCCGTACCTCTATCCCGTCCAGATGGCCTACGGGGTCCCGTCCCCGCGGCATCCGGTCTCTACGGTCCCGATCACTGCCCCGACGCTCGAGCCGGTCTCGCTCGACGACGCGAAGGCCCAGCTCCGGATCCTGAAAGACTTCACCGACGACGACTCCTTCGTCGCCGGGCTCGTGGCGACCGGCCGCCGCGTCGTCGAGCGTCGCCTCGGGATCACGCTCATGGCGACCCAGTACCGGGCGACCTTCGCGGACCCGCTCGACCTCCTGTCGAACCGTCACGAGAGCAACTGGTGGGGCTGGAGCGACACGCTCGAGCTCCCCTACGGTCCGCTCCTGGTCGACGGCTCGCATCCTGTCGCGATCACGGCCGGGGGCGTGACGCTCGACCCGTCGGCCTACACAGTCGACGCCGACAGCCGACCGGGCCGCGTCCGCCTTGCAACCCCCGGCAATAACTCCCAAATGGTCGTTACCTACTGGGCCGGGTACAGCTCGGCCGCCCTGGTTCCTCCGACGATCAAGTCCGCGATCCTGCTCCTCGTCGGCCACTACTGGCTCCATCGCGAGAGCGTCGTCACCGGCACGATCTCCCAGGAGCTCGATCACGGGCTCGACATGCTCCTCGCGTCCGAGGCTATCACGGGGATCTACTAATGCTCGAGGCCGGGCTCCTTCAGGAGATGGTCGTCGTCGAGGCTGCGGTCGAAAGCCGGAACAGCCTGGGCGAGACCTCGCTCGCCTGGGTCCAGTTCGCGAAACGCTGGGCGATGGTCCAGGCCGTTTCCTATCACGAGCAGGAGCGGCGGAAGCAGATCGGCGGCATGGGCTCGCATACCGTGCGGATGCGCTACGTGCCGGGCCTCACCGGAAAGATGCGGATCCGCTGGGCCAGTCGCGGAAATCGGATCATGTACATCTCCTCGGTCGTCGAGAAGGGTCGCCGCGAGGAGCACGAGCTCACCGTCGACGAGCAACAAACATGATTTCCCTCTCATTCGACAAGGCGGCGACCGAGGCGCAGATCCGGGCGCTCATGTCGAGGTACGCCTCGCTCCCGAAGCACATCGCTAAAAAGCATCTCCAGGCCGCGATGAAGCGGACGCTCAAAGACGGACTGCCGATCCTGAAAGCGGCGACCCCGGTCGGCTCGTCTGAATGGACGTTCAAGAAAACGAAGCGCCAACACTCAAACCAGTCTGGCAAGCGCGGCCAATTCATGGCCGGGTCAGGCCGCTGGCAGGGTCACGCCCGCGGGCAAAAGATGGTCTTCGGCCGGGCCGCGAAGCAGAAGCTCGCCGGGAAGGTCTCGAAGAGCGGCGACCTCCGGCGGGCCGCGACGACGAAGTCGCGCTTCATCGGCCGGAACACCGACGGCACGGTCTACGGGGTCCTCGGCTACAAGTACGGCGCGGAGTCCCGCAAGGCGCTCTGGCTCGAGTTCGGGACGAAGCGCGGGATCCGGCCCCGCGGAATCCTCGAGAAGGTGATGCGCGAGTACGGCGGGCCGAGCGCGAACCGGCTCGCGGCCGAGATGGCGGCCGCCTTCGAGAAGGCCGCCCGCGAGCTCGCCAGCGGCAAGAACCCCGGAAGGAGTTTCTAATGGCATACCCCGAGGTCTGGATCCGTCACGCGATCGAGGACGCCACGGGACGCCCGGCCTACCCGCTCACGGCCCCGGAGTCGGCAGCCCTGCCCTACGTCGTTTACGGGCGGATGTCGACCGAACGGGAGTTCTCGCTCGGCGGGACGAAGACCTCCCCGGACGGCACATTCCTCGTCGAGATCTACGGCCTCGGGTACGCGACCGTCAAGGACATCGCGGACCAGGTCCGCCTGGCTCTTCACGGGTTCAATCACACCGACGGCGGAGTAACAATCACTTCGTCGATCCTGGCGGACGAGCGGGACGGCGAGCCGATCTTTTTCGACGGCCAGGACATCGGGACATATCTCGTCGAGCAGACCTACAAAATCCGCTGGGAGGAATAGATAAATGCCGACCGACACTCCGACGACGATCGCCGACTCGCAGGGCCTCTCCTTTTCGTTCAACGGTGCCGATTCCTCGGCCGTACTCACGAACGTCAAGCGCAAGGCGACCGCCGAGTTCAAGGATGTAACTCCCCTCTCGGCCGCCTCCGGCTCGACCCGGAAGCTCCAGGTCGCTCCGCTGTACGACGGCGAGGAGGTCTCGTGCGAGTTCATGGGATCGGCCGCGTTCACGAAGGGCGCGTCGGGCTCGATCACCTGCACGAAGCTCGGGATCTCAGGCACGGCAGTCGTGACGGATGTCGAAGT